ATTATTATCATCAGTTTTTGTAATTACATAACCAATAGCTAAATTTATAATAGCTGGTGTTATATTTGCAATATTTTGTGCATCTCTAAATCTAACTCTATCACTTGTAGATCTACCGTGATTTGGTTCGTTTACTTTAATTACTTGAGATCCGCTTGTTAGTGTAAAAGGATTTAAAGGTAATAATCTTGGTACAGCTGTTTCTGCTCTAGCAGGTCTTGCATTTAATAAACCTTGTGGGTCAGATCCTTTTGGTTTTGGATCTAATTGTGGTTGTTTTGGTTCATACTCTGATGTGTGAACAAACATGCCGTTCCATTCTTTTACCATTTCTGTATATGGAAATTCTAAACCAGATCTATCTGATATTGCTTTTGAATGTTTACCTCTAGCAAATGCCATTATACTCCGTCTCCATAAAATGTTTGTGGTGTTATAAATGTAGAAGTTCTTTGACCATCTTCATCAAGTGCTCTTTTAAACTCATCTTCATAAATTAATTTGTTTGCTTGAACTGTTTCTGGTGAATATTTTAAACTTAAATAATATGATAAACCTGCAGTCATGCAAGGTATAAATCTATATACTACATCTGATTCATTTGTATATGCGCCAGCATCTTGTATTCTAGCTACATAGAAAAATTTTAATTGAAAGTTAGCTCCTGAAAAAGAAGAGCTTGGTGTTTGAAATAAAAATACACTAGGTGCTACAGTTCTTTGCACATAGTATTGTGATGGTGTACCTTTTGATAATTTATTTGCTAATGCAGAGTAATCTGATCTATCTATTTTATTTAATGTAGTATCAACTGGTGCTGTAGCTGTAGTATTATTTCTTACAAAAGCTTCTAATACATCACTTATATCCGATGGAAAATTAGAATTATCATTTGCAAAATTATATTCTGCTTGACCTTCTACTAATGGAACTGTCGCTTGTTTTACTTTCCAAAGATGTACACCTCTGTTTCCCCATTCGGAAAACATAATATTTAAAGAACGTCTGGCACTTTTTAATTCATAGCCAGTACGATTACCACGCATTCCTGTTCTTTCAAATGCTTCTTCGATAATTTCGTCGATTGGAAGATCGAACGCTGTAGTTCCAGATGTAGCCATTTATCTCCTTACTTATCTAATATAATCGTTGCAGTAGCGTTTGTAATTGCTGATATAGTCATACCACCTTCAAACAAAATACCGTCTTCTGCTAAATTATATGAAAACACATCGCCAGCTGGAACGTCTACTTGAAACTGTGTAACAGAATTACCGTCTTGTAAAGTTACTGAACCTGCTGATCCAGTTGAAGCAAGAATAATTCCTCTTAATCTTGTTCTGCCTCCAAAGACTGATGTAGCATCCGTTTTTCTAATTGCTTTTACGTCTGATTTCATTATCCCGTATATCCTATAGTTACAGAGTCTGTATTAGTTAAATCTAAAAAAACTCCTTGTTTAAATCTTATTCCACTTCCAGGTACAAAAACATCTAAACCTTCTGTTCCAAATTTAGATTGAAACTCTAAAGATCCAGAAGCGTCTGATCCATCATATAAATTTACAATAGAATCTGCAACTCCATGTGCTGTTATATATGTAACTCTACAAGGACCTAAATTAACTGAGCCTCCAGTAATTGTTTTAAAACTACCATCGCCTGTTAGTGTTGTAAATTTTTGGTCGCTTGAAAATGATCCGCCGCCTGCCATATTTTATCTCCTTGTGGTGCGGGTGAGTATCAAGATCAAAAAGTCTCGAGTTTTCTCACCCACATAATTATTATGAACTTGCTATGTTTCCAGCTGTGTCCACTCTTTTCCAGTTTGTTCCATCTGAAAAAGCATAGATAGCAGCGCCAGCAGCTCCATTATCGACATAAATTAAAACGCCTTCGTTTTCAGCTGCGTCTAGAGTGTTAACTCCATCTGTAACTGTTGAAGTGCTCGCAAACGAATAAGTGTTTTTTCCACCTTGTTGCGTATCACCTGCGTTTTTATTTGGTCCACCAATAAATCCATTAAGGGAAGTTACTGGTCCTTTAAATGTAGTATTTGCCATGTTTATATCCTCCTAGTTTTGCGAACATAGTCTCTAGGCCGTCGACTGTACTCGTCTATGTTCTTTTAATTATACAGTGTCAAGAATATACTCTTATTTTGTATAGAGTGCAAGAGATCCTGTAATGAAAGTTGTCTTTCTGAAATGTAGCCTTTTATTACGTAGCTACTGAAACGTCCGGTGCAGCATCCTCTATTTTATTAACTTGGTGAGCAGCTTTTGCTTCAGCCAATTTAATGTTACTGATGACTTGTTTGATTCTGTCATCAATTCTCACCATATCAAGAGTGTATCTTTTCTCCTGATTATAGTGCTGCGACCAGTCAAGTTCTAGCTCCCTCTTCTTTGTGTAAAGCTCTTGAACTGTCATTTATAACCTCCTCATAGGTTAACCATAATTTGGATTTACTAGTAAATCCATCTTTTTCCCAGACTATATCATTTTTCCCTAGTTTGTCAACTAGTGCGTTTTCGAATGCTTTATCATCATCTTCACAAGTTAAATGAAAATCTGCATGATAGCCATACGCTCTGATCTGTACTCTGAAATTCTTCATGATTTTACCTTTTGTCTTGAAAATGGGGCGCTTTTAGGGCGCCCCATTAAATTAGTTACGATTACGCTCCTGGTGATCCGAAGATACCTCTAGGGTCTGAGAATCCAAATGAATATCTCTCTCTAGCTTTGTATCTAACGTTGCCAGTATCGAAGTCACCTTCCATAGCGGTTTTGATAGGTGCTCTTACGAACATCTTCATACCGTTAGGAACATCTGTTTTGATAAAGAATGCATCTGTATCTGTTAAGAAGTGATTGATCACATAACCTTGTGGAATCATTCCCATTGCAGCGATTGCATTGATATCATTATCAGCTGTACCAGTTCTACCTTGAGACTTCATTAATCTTTCCGCTGTGAATTGTAATTCACTTGGAATGATCATTTTTACGCCTCTAGCAGCAATCTTCATACCTCTTTCGTCAGTCATCTGAGCGATGTCGATCATTGATTGCTCTAATGAAGTTTCGTTTAAGTCAGCAGATGTTGCTAACTCATTTGCAAAACTTCCAGATAGAGTTGGGTGGTCAGTTGCGCATAACTCTTTGCTATCTCCACCTTTGAAGTTAGAATCGAATGCATTGTTAAGTACCGATGCGGCTTTCACTTGTTTAGTGTTTGCCATCGATCTTGCTAATGCTTTTGTATATCTAGACGCAAGTCTGTCATACAAGTTGTCTTCGATCGCTTCTTCTGTGATAGCGAATGCAAGAGCTATTGTTTCGTGTTGGTAACGAGATGTGAAAGTCTCTTGTGCATCGTCGAATGATACACCAGATCCTTCTGCTTTAGTCTGCGCATTTCCGAAACCAGATAACATTACTTCTTCTTCAAAAGCTCTGTCACTGTTTTCTGTGTCGTAGATTTCAGCGTGCTCGTTATCGTATCTTTTGTACTCCAGGCCAAATAGTGCATTTAAACCTGGCTCTAGTTCTTTAACTAGTTGTTGTCTTGATATTGCCATAATTTATTCTCCTATTATATGCCTGTTGCTAAAGATCCAACTAAGTACTGATGCAAGTTAACTTTTACGATAACTGAACAGTTCGCAGCTGTTTGATCTTGGTTTTCAACGTCCTCTGCAATTCTAACCATTCTCAATTGTTTTGCAGTTGTTGCTGCAGTTGAGATACCTAGTCTTGCTGAAGATCGTCCGTTTGTGTCGTCACCGGCTGAAGCAGTTGTTGCATAAGTTAATCCAACTTTAGATTTTCTTAATGCTAATGTGCCTCCCAGTGTAGCGTCTGTTGCAATGATGTATTCTTGAAAAGGATCATCATTCACGAATGCAGTGATGTCTTCACTATTTGCTGGAGTTACTCCGCCTTTGTAGAAATTTGCGAAAGTTGGTTTTAAAGTTGTAGCATCCGTAAATGTTACACCATTTAAAGTTCCAACCATTGCAGTTCCCGCAGCGGCTGTTACGATATATCCACCTGTTGAGGCGCTTATATCGACTTTTACAGGCTCTCCATTATAAATAGCATTTGCTTCACCAGCATCGATCTCGTATTTTGACTGACCTTGAATAGCAGGAGTGTTTCCTACTCTCATAGCCGGTCTTAATCCGAATCCTTGTCCGTTAGCGTTAGCCATAGTTTTTTTCCTTCCTTATAAAATTTTAGTGATTTAGGAATCGCTAAATAATTAGCTTTTCTTTGTACCACCAAAGGTTACACGTGTCTGCCTATCTTGATTGATTGGCATACTTGGGTGCTCTTCCTTCATAAGGTCGTTGTTTACGGCGTCGTCTCGATCTTTAGTTTGTCTTCTAAAATAATCTTCACGCGCTTTTGCAACCTCTTCAGGTATCCTAGCGAGCACTAGGCCACCAACTCCGATCACTCCTGCATACTTTCCTTCTTTAACAGTTGGATAACTAGTCTCTGGATATGCATCAGCTCTTACAAGCTCCCATCCAGATCTTATTTTACCTGACATGTTCTTTGTATCATCAAAGCCCATAGTCTCGGTTCTTATCCATCTGTGCCTAAATCCATCAGGCGCAGGGGGTGCATCTAAAGATGACGGTGGAGTCCAAGTAGTAGGTCTTTTGACCTTGTCTCTTGTTTGACTCGCGTGAGAAGTTCTTATTTTTTTATCTTCCATATTACGCTCCTTCCTTCACGTTTAATTGTTTTGCGTACTCTTCGAGTGGCACACCTAATCTTTTAGCGATTGCTACTTGTGATGGTGTGAGCTTCACAGTTTTTCTGCGACCTGTACTAGCCGGTCGTCTTGCTGAAGCTACAGTCTGAGCAGGTTTTGCTCTTTCCGTAGTATTGTCCGCTACCTTATCAAATTTATTTGGAAATTCAACCCTTAATCTTTTGTCAATTTCCTCATAATATTCGTCAGATTGTGGATCATACCCTTCCGTCTCTACGAGTGTTTTATGCATGTCGAATGCAGTGTAAGTCATAGCAGTATCGTTACCAAACCAGCTATTTTTAGCTGCCCAAGCTTCCGCTTTAGGGTCAGATCTAACAGGTTGTTCAGCTTGTGAAGGGCTGACATTAACTTGTTTTTCTTCTTTTGGTTCTTCTTGCTGCGACTTTAAAGAAGCTAATCTAACTGCATCTGCATTTAGAGTTGCCATTTGTTCTTGTGCTTTAACTTGTGCATCTACATCTCCTGCTTCGATAGCTGTTCTTAGAGCTGATCTTGCAGCGTCCATGTTTGATTTAACTCTTGTTTCAAACTCAGACACATAAGATTTATCTGCTTTAACAAATCTACTTTGTAGACTGTCTCTTTCAGTTTTTACACTTTGAGCAAATGCTAAAGCTTCTTCTTTTTGTCTTTCTGCTTCACGCATTTTTCGAGTTAGTTTAGCAATACGTTTTTGAACGCCATCACTATAAGTTTTTAACTCGTCTGCTTTCTCATCTTTTGTTTCTTCAGTTTTAGTTTCTACAGGTTTTTCTTCTACCTGTTCAACCTCAACTTTCTCTTCTTCAACGGGTTTTGCTTGCTCCGTCGGTTTATCTAAATCGATTTCGGTTGCGACTTCATCAGCCTCACCTACATCAATTGTTTTGTTTTCTTCTTCTTGCATAGTTCCTTCCTATGTTAAATGTAATGAAGAACTGATTCAGGATCTTTTATAGTCCCTAACACTTCATCATCGTTTAGTATTCGCACTTCTCCACCTTCTATCGGTAATCTTGAACCAGCATATCTGGCAAAGATTACCCAATCTCCTAATTTACACCAAGGTTCTTTAAATCTATCTTTGTCTGCGTAACAAAGATCACCCATTTTCAAAACATAACCACAGTTTGTAGCTATTCTTGATTTATCTAAAGATTCTTGGGAAAAAATAATTCCGCCTTTAGTTTTCTCTTTCGGTGTGAAAGGTAAAACTAACATCCTGTAACCTACAGGTTCAGGTAATTGATCTATTTGATCTTTTATATTATCAGGGTCTAGCCTTTTTGTTGCTGACTCCTCCGCTTTGTATTTCTCTTCTAGTGCGTTTCTAGTTTTTGGGATCTCTTTTTGAGAGATCGATGATTGTTCCTTCATTTTCATTTTGCTCCTTTTCATTTAGCAGGTTAGAGATTTCCTGTAAGATTGCGCCATATGCACGTGCCTGTCCTACTAGATATTTATAATTATCGTAATTGTCAACCCCTTCTAACATTGTAGCTGAGATTAATTCTAAGTCTTGTTTTATTCTTTTCTGTATTTTTCCTATTATTACTATTGGATCCATTATTCTTCTTCCTTTCTAAAATCATCTAAAGCATCTAGTTTTTCTTCTGCTTGTGCAATTTTATCTAATTGTTTATCTATTTCTTCTAAATGTTGTGGATGTTCACCTATACCAACTGAACTTTTGGTATAAATATTTATTGTTGCTATTGATTCGGCTATTTGTGCTTCGTAACGTTTCTTAAGTGCTTCTAGCATTTCCATCTCCGTCTAGCCTGACGGA